CTAGAGCTGATTTATTTGTTGAGTTGTTTGATTTTTCGTGATTATATACAATGTCATTTTCGGTCTCAAAGTTCAGTCACATGGCAACGAGATGACACAACTGTTCCTCCAGTTAAATTGAACCCAGCAGACCCACAAGGGGTGGTATCTACAGCAACAACGGCTGGAACCTTCTTTACCTCAATAACCCGAGTTGAGTTGTTGATGAGGGCTGAGTTGGATATGGAATGGGAGAAACTAGCTTGAGCATACGGCGACGTAATAGTAGCATTGCCATCAACTGACGTTATCGTAGATGTCGCATCACTAGGAGTGTGGGCAGCGTCAGTTTGCCACCACTGCTCGACCAAATACTTGCCGACTTTTTGAAAAGTGAGCTGGTTCCATTGATCTTGAACAAGTTTGATCAACCCAGCAGCACCGGTTATGGTAGCTGCCACCCCGGCAACGGATCGCCAGGGAAAACCAGGAGCGGAGTCACCTTGGAGGGTGATATCCACAAAAGCTGGTGGGGTGTTCATGTTAGGGGTTTGAAGCACGATCTCATAATCACAGTACAGCTCTCCGAAATCAAAGCTGACACCGGCCCCAGAAAGGGCAACGAAGAGATTGCCAACGTTGTACAAACGGACATCCCGCCCATCAGGGGGTGGGACGTCAAGACAATACCTCTTCTTGATCTTTTGAAGATCGGCTTTATCACAATGCAAAGTGATAGAATCCCACACGTTGCAACGGGCAGCGCGATGGGAATTCATAAACGCAGCCTTGTTCACTGGGAACGAATCATAAGAATCATAGTCGACGAGAAGCTCAAGCACACCATTTAGGTTAGTGTTGCAGGTGGACTTATAAGAAATCTCAAGTTTCTCAATGGTGTATGACTCATAATTCATAGCCATAGCAGACAACCAGGGAAACATGTCCACATTGCCAGGGTTAATGGCAATAGTGCTGATGGGCACAAAATCAGCAACAGTGCTTGGAGCAATCACATCTCGCATAAACTCTCGATGCTTTATCCTCACCGCGGCATCGCCCTCACGGGTGATGCTGGTGAACTTTGGCCTCGGCATCTGAATGCGTTTGCCAATCGATGTATAAGCATTGACAGTTTTAACAAGCTTCGGTTTAGGGCGCCTCTTAGCAGAGGTGCGCGGCTTGGTGGCCTTTCTGAACTGTGGAAGACGGGAAGACATATCACAGGAAAGAGAAATAGGCGAATTTGAAAGTTTCAACAAAAAGAAAATCAGCGGGGACTTAAAGGAACTACGACTGACGGAACTGGGATTACCCCCCCAGTAGTTCAGAAGGTCGGAGGCATAGACGTGGTCAAGGGGGTTTTTCCCCCCCCCTCAACAGCGCAGAGGATCAGCATATTATTTATGTCGGCCATCATTTGGTCGACAAACGTTTTTCACGATCTGTCTTGCTACGTCTAAGAGATAAATCTAATACTCCAACAAATCAACGGCACCATCTTTGGCATCTAAAGACAGTTGCGCCGGCATCTCGCCACCAGTAGCATACTCAATCCAGTCCCCGTGGAACCGGCGTAGCTCTGAAATCGTCACACCATAATGATAAGAATAGGTGGCGGCGAGGGAAGCATCGAAATCAGGTGGGCCTTTCGATGCCAAATCATCAATGGAAATACAAGCTGAGCGAAGCTTGTGACGCCAAACAGCCATGGCAACCTCTAGATCAAGTGCATGGCGAGAGCGTTGATAACACGCCCAAGCCAATGCCCCTAACCCAGGGGAAAAATAATCAGTTGCCATATACGATAAGCTTTTGGCCGCCAACAACGACAATGCCGTAGTTGTGCGAGGGGGAGCGGCAGACAAATGCCATTTCCTGAGGGTCCGTGGCAAATCTGCCATTGATCGGAATCTCCCCTGGATGTCTCGGCCGTGAACTCTGCCCAAAAAGGCTGCAAATTCAATGCCCCTGCACTGTTGGACTTTCAAGGATAACCCACATAATTCTGCGGCCCGTCGAAACGCACTCTCAGAAGACAAGGCATTCAAGCCATCGTCCCCCTCGATACGCAATCGTTGCAGGCCCTCAGTGAAGAAGGCATCCACATCATCATGTTCAAACAAATAGGCCAGGAAACAGCAAAAATTATGCCAGAGTCCATTTCCAATGGACGTACCCGGCTCTCCTGACCAACGCTGAACAGCGTTAAAAACGCAAAAACCACCACGGTGCTCAATCGTGGCAGTCTCAATCAAATCTTGTAATTGGTGAAATAATCTCAACTCCTCAGGGTTCAGGAGAAGAGTGGCGAACATTCGCTCCATGAGGCGGGTGGGCGCCCCTATGGTGCGATCAAAGAAAGAGAAATCGGTCTCAAGAAGGGGAAGTCCCTGCCACATCTCCAGCACTCGATCGCGCTGTGAGATGTTCAGGCCCTTGAGAAAGCACGGTAGCTGACTCAGGCACTTCTCCATCTTGTAGACCAATGGGCCCAGCTTGCTGGCCAACTCGCTCGGTACTGGCGAGATGTTGCGCGGCCCCTTGCGGCCGACTGGCTCCACTTTGATAAAACAGGCGAGGCGGGCGACCCGGGGGAGTGGTTGATCTCGGTGTTGATTGTGCATCTTTTGGGTGCCTAACGGCAGACGCTTCACCCACAGGTCGTACAACTGGTCCTCGCTTAGTTGACTGTACATTGCTAGTTGCTGCTGGACTTCTGGCCGGGCCACCACTCGTTGAACGTAGTGGCCGAGGGCCATCAACAGCCGGGTTGAACCGCGGCTGGCCTGATGGAGCAGCATGAGGGATGGGGCAGAACCGGGACACGTGTCCAGAATCTCCACAAGTGAAGCACCGGCGGGGAACTCGTGGTTCAGCTCCTCGCTCAGGCTGGGTAGTGGAAACTCGCGCGGGCACGTCACCCGATTGCGCAGGCTTGCCAGAGTGTTGATCGTCCCTTCTGGAGACATCCCGGTCACTGGGAACAGATCCCATTCGGTGACCACGGGTGTCATCAACAGCCGGCCGGGACGTCTGAGAGAGCATCTTCAAGTCCGCGTATGTGATCTTCGGGACAATCTGCATGCTCAAATCAGGGTCAGCCAGTTTTGGAGGGATAAACACTGCGTGACTAAACACGCGGCGAAGCGAGCGGCACCTGGGCGACTGACGCCAGGTAGTTCGAAACCATCTCAACAAGCGAATGTGCCATGGCTTTTGAACAGCCAAAGAATTGGCATAATCAACTGCTGCTGTGTAATGTTGTTCCGCCATATCAGACCAAGATCGATTGGAACCTTTTTCTCGGGGGGCATTGGCCAGATGCAGTCTGATGAGTCGCCTGACCCCAGCGTCTGATTCTGCTTGGGACAAGGACATAGCTGCCAAATGTATGGTGTCAGAATGAAGCTCAATGGTCTCAGAAGCTACAGCCCAGGAGTAATTTGGGCCCACATGATGAATCAATTGGCCCTCAAGGCCAGTGATAATGGGGCGAACTCCAATGGCCACAGAATGGACCACACAGTCACTCATGATACGGCCAGGCACAGGTGTGGCCAAATAGAGGTGGACAGGACCAACCTCAGCCAAACGGTGCATCTGAACGATGCCATCAGCAGATGCAACAAAGCAGCCATCTGTCCACAGGTGATACCCGTGAGCATGAGGAGGGCCGCCAGCAGCGTGCATGATAACACCACTCTGACCTGCCACATAATGGCCGGAGTCCCCAACAGGGTGAGGGCGGCCATCAGGCTTAAAATCATGGGTGATCATAATGCCACCAAATGAACTGAACATGGTGGCGATCTGAGCAGAGGTATAAAACCAATCTGAGTCACTGAGAAGGACTGGGCCTTGATAGGGGTGGACCTCTTGACCTGTTCGAACCCAAACTTGTTCATGGGGATGACTGGACAGATAGGCTTGATGATTTGTGGTATCAGTTGGAGTGATAAAAACCACGTGTTCTCGCAAGGAGTCGGTAACCCGACTCACTATGCCACAAACATCAAAAGCTTTTCGTTCCCAGGCATGCTGCATGGCAAAGATGGAGGCATTGATAGCCATTCGTCGAGCTAGGGCAAGCTCAGCATGAGGATTGTCTTGTGCAAGTTGAAATTCGCTTGAATCTCCAGCATATTCGAGGTACTTGGTCATAGGACCACGCACCTCAGTCATGCTCGGGATTGAGTGGGCAAAATCCTGTCGAAATTCTGTGGGGAAGCAATATGCCCAAACCGCCAATAGGGACAGTTGGCAAGCGCTCCAAGAAGACATCCACAGAGAATAGCAGGTTGACACCACGAGTGGCGCACAAAGAATGATCCAGGCTGACAGTGAGTTCGAAAACATCACTAGAATATGGACCACGGCTATGACGCGACCGGGAACCCATCGCAACAACCAATCTGTACTCGCTTCTTCCAGGGGTCTTGGGCCACACCAGCACAGGTGCTGATAAGGCTCGGAAGACACCGCTTGAGTATGAGACTCGAAGGAGCACAGGGAGGAGGTAGCAGTCGTATAGGCAGAGAGGAGAGATTGCTGAAGCATATCTGTACCTATGTGCTGGAACTGCTTGCCAATTGAGGCGGGGCCCTGGGAAGCTATCGCGTGACAGCAGATGGTGACTACTGTGATCAAGGCCAAGAAAGCCGTCCACCATGTGATCCGAATGAGTGAAGAGTATGTCGCCATACGATGAATCAACCAGCGGAGACTGGTGATCACAACACGGGCAATATGGATCACAAGGATGCGAAAGGACGAATCGGCCGGCATCGCCTGGAAGTTGCGGAGCCCTAAGGTGAGGACGCAATGGCCCATAAGGGCGATCAGCCCGCAACAGGCTAAGACCAGGGTAGCTACCAAGACACAAGAGGCGAGAAACGGCCACGAGAGCAATGAAGTAGAGCGATTGCACCCGCTTTGCAGGGCTAGGAGCGTAGGGTGGCTCGAAGCATTCACGGAGCACAGCAGCTTGTTCATTGGCGCCCAATGCAAGGGCAACATGTGGCACACTTGAGCAGAGTCCAATGACGTTGAGAGAGAGGACTTCCACAGGTTCGTCGCCTGGACAATGATCTGGCTCCCAATGAGCGACAGGCCGGCGGACCGACCCGAACAGTGTAGGCTGTTCAAGGTACGGACGAATGTTGGGCGTTGGCCCAACACGGCCAGGGCGTTGGTCGCAGTCATTGCAGCGGGCACTGCCAGCCAGCGTAGGCTGAAGGCACAGATCATCAAAAACACACAGATGTGCAGTAACCGACGGACGCCTCGCAGCACGATCCAGAGCTGGAGGGAGTCCATAGTTCATCAACACACCCTAAGAGAAAG